GCACCTGATATACCGGTAAGTTTACTCCCGTCACCTATAAAAAATCCAGATGTTGTTATTATATCACCCGTTGTCGTGTTCCCATTATCGGTAACATCCTGGAGTGTAGATGCTGCGGCTCCTTTATACTTTTGTATATTACGACCCGTATCACAGCACGGCATTCTTACAAATATAAGTGATTATTTTTAGGGTAAAATGAGGCATTTCCCTTGATTGAAGACACTCGGTTCTTCCGGTTTTTGTTTCGGAATTTTAAAACCACCTTGTCGATACACTTTGAGACGTTTATTATACATTGCGTGACAAATCGACCATTGATCGAAAATATCGTAAATATGGGGGTTATTCTTTTTACCGTGTGTTTCACGCATGATTCTTCCTATAGATTGAACGATATCAGACTTAGGGGTCGCAAGTATAACTGTATCGAGTGAAGGTATATCGAGACCTTCGTGTGCTTGACTAAACGTCGCAAAAATGATTTGTTTTTTACTCGATTCGGTTAACTCAGCTTCTTTCATACCACCCATGTATAAACCCGACGTTTTCTTGAAACTTTGGTGGAGTACTTCACAGTGGTGGCGACGATCGCTTAAGACGAGAACTTGACGCGTTCCTTTAACAATATTTTTTATAAGGTTTAATATGACGATATTTCTTGCACGGTCTTCGGTAAGTTCAGTAATCATGGTTGCTAAGGATAGTTTACCGAACCGCGTACACGGTGGTGGATCTTGAAACCGTGGGCACGTATACTCTATGGGAAAAACCTCGACCTGTTGTTGATTTTCGCGTTCGACGGCAAAGAATGTTGGACCCATGAACCAGTGTAGAACCTTAGTGAGTCCATCTTTACGCGTGGGCGTTGCTGAAAGACCAAATACGTGTTTGGGACACATTTTGAATAGGGATTGGGAAAACACTTTTGCACATATATGGTGTGCTTCGTCAACAATCAAAGTTCCTATCGTATCGAAATCGTTAAACGAGTACTCTTTTAACGAGAGTGATTGGAGCATGGCAATGACAAAATCACACTCCGTTTCCTTTTTGTCTTGTTGGACTATACCTATGGATGCACCTGGACAAAACTGTTGGATACGTTCACGCCACTGGTTTGCTAAGAACTCTTTGTGAACAACAATCATGGTTCGGTACCCAAGTTTACACGCTATGGCCAAGGATACGGTGGTTTTACCAAACCCACATGGAAGTGAAAGAACACCGTGTCCGGCTTTGAGTGCAGCTGCCAAAGCATCGTTTTGATGTGTTTCATCGCGTAATTTTCCATTAAACTTGGTCGATATTTTTACTGGTTCCGGGCGACGATCTTCTTTTGCTTTACCAAACTTTTCTTCGCCATAAAATCGGGGAACACATAGACCCGTTTTTGTTTTTCTGAATACCTTAAAGGGAGGCGGAGGAAATCCAAATTCCGTGTTTACGACGGCACGAACCGTAAGTTCGTTTTTGATTTCTTGTGTCTCACCTGTGAGATATCCCGAGCGTGTAAGACTCATTTCTTACTATTAGTTTATATACTTTATATACTTCAAAACCCACGAGTATCCACTGTGTTCGTGTGCATTCCAAACACCATTAAATTGGAGTTCGGTTTGAACTAGGTCACCCTTTTTCAATGATTGTACGGGTGTATCGCCATCTACGTTACACATAACGCGTCGGTACCTGAACGGAACTTTTACTTTTAAAACGTTACCTTCTAAAGGATCGTCGAGTGTATCGGGAAAAAGTATAACATCGGATTTGTTCGCGTGTAAACCAAGTATGTAATCGCGAACTTTATTGGATACGGTAAGTCTAATATATTTTTTATCGTTATAGTCGTACATGGGTTCGTATACGGTAGCTTCTACAGGAAACGTCATTCTTTACGTGTATATAGTATAATAAGAAACAAAACTATAAGTATGAATACTACGTGTGTTATCAAAACGGGTTGTAATGGTTTTCTCGTTTCGAACGTTTCATGACAAAATGATCTTCCAACCTCTATAGCGGCTTCTATACTCGAATACGGTGTTTTTCTTTTAGACATCATACCACATAAAGCAACTTTAGAACACTCACCGTAAAATGGAACTTGTCCGTGTAAGCTCAAAACACCCGAAGATTGTTCGAACGACCACTGACCATCTTTCCAATGTGAACCCCAAGCTATACGTATACTCGTTGGTTTAGGAACTTGTAATTGTTCAACAATTTCAGTTTTAAGTGTTTCTGGGTCGGTAGATAAAACTTCATCCGTAAGGTTACATATAACACACGATATAGTTTTATTATCACTTAATACAACGGGTTGAATATTAAATGTAGTTTCCATGGTATATTCTAAATCCGATTTAGGTAAACGAATTGGTTCGTCGTAGTCTAATAACACGTTAATACATCCATACGTACTCGGTCCAATCTTTTTTATTGTATTTTCACCCCAATTGTCACCCACAAGTTGAAGAGCTTTACTATTGTCTATACACAAAACGAGAAGACCATCACTTATTTTGGTTTTGTTTATAAAAGTAGCTTCGTATCCATCTTTTTCATAATGTATTTTTTCAAGTTCTGTATTAAATACAAATTTAGCACCCTTTTCCAAGAGTGCATTTTGCATTTTATCGGACATGACTTTACCTGAAACTTTTTGAACGTATTGTTTAGACATACCCACGTGATCGAAGCTTTTCACAAATTCAAAGGCGGACATTGTTTCCCAATCAACACCATCCATAATTAATGGTAAGGCTTTGAGTAATTTTTCACCCGAGTCAGAAAGTTCGCCAAGTGCATCTTTGAGTGATACACCTTTATATTTATCTGGTTGTGCTAAAACCCGTATAGCGAGTGATGTTAAAGTTAAATAATCTTTAAATTTAAGATACTTGAATGTTGTAGTATACACGCGTGTATCTGCAGGTTGAAACATATCGTCCCATTCAATACCCATTTCTTCGAATAAACTATTTGTGTTTACGAATGCGTTATCAAACACAATTCTATGTGCGTGTAAATCTCTTTTGGGACCTTTTGGTTCCCACCATGAACCACCTGCGGATTCTTTGCGATCGTATATAATAACTTCGTGATCGGTTGACCTGAGAAGTTCCCATGCGACTGACATACCCGTTGGGCCGGCACCTATTACGTGAACTCGCATTTATATATACAGATAAATATTATTTGGAAATGTACAACAAATCTTGTGTAAGATAATAGAATAGTAAAAGTAATAAAGTAAGTATAGTTTGTGTATCAAAATATTGTGTACCCATGAACAGTATAAATAAGTTCAAAAGTATATGCATGGGAAACGGTTTTTCAGGACCGTATTTTGTATAAAACCCGTACGTTGCGCCACCAGACAAGAGAAGTGCGTTTATGGCAGTTGAATACGAAGGAGTATATAAGAACAAAGCAGTATATAAAATTGCTGTATACGATATAAATATAGATCGTCTAAAAAATTCTTTTGGTGAATCAACTATACGTAACGGTTTCTTTTCCATGAGTCTCGATTCCCAATGCGGACCAAGTATCAGGTACGAAAAATATAAAGTTAAAAACACACGCCACATTTATTATATGTACAGATAATAAGATGGTGTTGGTGGCATGTCTTGCTAAAAATACACCCATAAAAGTAGTACCTCAAAAACAAAAACAAAAGACATGGAAGTTTGCCGCGGAATTTTTATGGCGTAGACAATTTGAAAAAGACCAGGTAAAGTTTGGGAAATGGACAAAAGAACAGCTTGTCGATTTGGGACCAACGTTTATAAAACTGGGACAAATCGCATCGACACGTGCAGATTTATATCCCTTGGAGTTTATAACACAATTGGAATCTTTACAGGATAATGTACCACCTATCGATAAAGATTCTATAGAAAATATGATTAAGGAACACGTTGATTCGGACGTTTTTTCGAGTTTTGAATACGAACCTTTTAAATCGGCGAGTATTGGACAGGTACACAAAGCCGTTTTAAGTAACGGGAATGAAGTTGTTGTAAAACTCAAACGACCTGATATCTATAATATTATGAAACGTGATACTGACGATGTTCGTGATATTGTACATTTTTTAGAAAAAATTGGTGTGGATACAGGAACAACATCTGGGTACGTATTAAATGAATCTATAGAGTATTTATTAGCTGAAACGAATTATGAACAGGAAATGATTAATGCAATACAGTTCCGTAAATCTTTTAAAAAGGTGAAATGGATAAAAATACCAAAAGTGTATAAGGAATTTTCAAACGAAAATATGATTGTTATGGAATACGTTGAATCCGAAAAACTCGCCGAGATAACGGATCCTAGAGTGAATGGTAAGAAGATATGTGAAGCTTTAATAAATTCATACGTCATTCAAACAATGGAGTATGGTTTTTTCCATGCCGATCCACACCCAGGTAATTTGGGGTTTTCTAAGGAAGGTAAACTCGTTTTTTACGATTTCGGTTTAGTTATAGATTTAACGGACGAAATAAAAGAAGGCTTCAAGAAAATGTTTTTGTATATCATAAATAAAGATACGAAAGGTATAGTCGATACACTTATAGATTTAAAAATAATTTTACCAACGACATCGGATACGAGTGATATAGAACTTTTTTTTAAAACAACATTAAGTTATCTCGAAACACTCGATGGTAAGAGTTTAAAAGATGATATATTACAAGATGAACTTCTTTTATCACTGGCACAAAAAAAGCCTTTTATTATACCAACGTCCTTTGTGTATCTCGCAAAAGCGTTTTCAACTATCGAAGGAACGTGTGTGAACTTAGACCCTAATTTTACATATTTTGAATATCTCGAACCAATGATCAGAGAACAAGTTTCGGATGTTATCGATATAGGCGATATGTTTTCAACGTCTATGGAAATGCCAAATCGTATAAAAAATATAAGTACAGCTGTTCTCGGTTTAGAAAAATCGAGAGCATCTATGAAAAGGTCGTTAGAAAAGTCAAGAAAAGAAATGAGATACGTACAGTATAGTGTTTTATCAGCTGTTTTTGCTGGTAATATGTTGGATCACGGAAGTCAAAGTGCTTTTGTCATTTTAACACTGATAAGTTTAGACTTGGTATTTAGGGCTTCTCGTAAAAATCAATAGCGGTGGATTCCGGGGACGATGTAGACGAAGTAGTTTTTTCGGTAAAGAATTCCTTGTGTTTTTCGAACAAGTTTTTTGTTCGTTCAATTTCGTCTTTACCAATTTCCTTAACTTTTTCGGAAATTTTTTTGAGTTGTTCTTGTCTTTGTTTACGAAGTTTTTTCCCAAACTTCTTAAACTTTTTTTGCGTCGATGCAAAATTTGTAGATACTGTGGAAAGCGAAAACATTTTATTCTTACTCTTTACTGACATTTTTATCGAGCCCCAAAAGTTTCATTTTTTCTTCAAATTCTCGACGTTCACCAATTGATTCTATAGGTGTACCGTTTGCGATAGCCTCTATTTCCGGTCCTGAAAGCTGAATGGCATTCATTCTAAAATCTACGAACGCTTTCATGGTAATGGGTACGAGTGGTTGTATGAGTTCATAAATCGCACTTGCGTAGTCACGAATTTCTTTCTGTGCACCTGGTTCTAAGCGAAGGCGGAGATAATGCATGAGATTGTGTAAATCTATTTTCCAATAAAATTCGGTATACGTAGATTGTGTAAGTACACCTCTCGCCTGTTCTCTACACACACCATCTTCGAGTAGGTACGTGTATATTTCGTACGAAGTATCAAAGTGTTTATTTAATACATTTTCGCGTTCGCTATTTGTATCGATTTCACCTTCGGAACCTTGATGATTTACTTTTGATTGACCACGTAAAACTTCGGGTTTATAGTGGTCGTCTTTAACGACCGAGTATCTTGCTGAGTACTCGTTCACACTCGCCATTCTGTGACGCATGTGTTGACGCGCGATATACATGGGCATTTTTATATGAAACTTGAATTCGACCATTTCGAACGGTGTGTTATGCCAATGACGCATTAAATATCGAATAAGACCAGCATCACCTCGAGTTGTTTTCGTTCCGTCTCCGTAAGAGACGCGAGCGGCTTGAACAATTGCTGAATCGAGATCCTTTTGTGGCATGTGATCCACGAGCCTAACAAAACCATGATCGAGTACTTTTTTCTCCATTTATTGTAACTACGAACACAATCTTTAAGATGTTATCCGATAGCGATATTCGTAAAAAGATAACGCAACTTCGTAAGAGTGAGGGTAAAATATATGCACCGTTAAAATATTTCAGGGGACTAAACACTCTTAAGAACGTTGAAACGCGATACAAAAAGATGTTGAAGCGTGATTATACACCATTCAAAACCGATAAGAACGTCGAAACGAAAACGTCGAGTTATACCTCAAAGTTCCGCAAAAAGTACCCCGGTGTAACGAAACTGAAAGATATTTCTAAAGTGACGGGTATACCTTTAAAAACACTAAAAACAGTATACGATCGCGGGTTAGCCGCGTGGCGTACGGGACACCGACCAGGTGCGAGTCCACAAGCGTGGGCGTATGCACGGGTACACAGTTTCGTAATGAAAGGGAAAACGTATTATACGGCGGATAAGAACCTACGTTAATCAAGTTCATTCGCTAAATCGTCTATACTTTTATAGTATCGTTTCAAATCTTTCATGAACCGTTTATTATTTTCGAGAACTTCGGATTCGGGTTTATTCTTATAAATATACGCTAAATTTGATTTAGAATACCGTGTCCGTTTTTGGTTCTCGTTTGGTTTTCTCGGAACGAGTTTTTTACTCTTTTTCGAAACGCTTTGCATGGGCTCGATGCGTTTCGTGAAACTAATAGCTTGCATGACAGTATCAGCGAGATCGTCTTTCTTTTTCGAGGCGTTAAAAATAGGGATCCAGTGTGCATTAATGGTATTGTTCCATATGAATTGCTGACACCGCTCAATGGATGCTTTCTTACGTTTTGTATACATGGCTTTACCGGGACCCGCAAAATCAGGTATTTTGAACCTTGCGTCGTAAATGATCGTTTCGGCTTTAGGGTTACGTATAATGAAATAGGTGTGAAGAAAGTGTTCGACCATTTTCATTTTTTTGTTCCTATCGGGTTGTTTTTCTATGAGAATTGTATTCGCTTGTAAAACCCATGGTTTATCATCTAAATGGTCTCTTAAAGAAACAAATAAGCCGTCTTTATGTTCAGGGGGAACACCAGAAACATCCCACTGAACAATAAGATTAGACGTTTCGTCGAGCATACACATGGCTAAGTTTCGTATACCGACGTCTATACTTAAAATCATAATATAAAGGAAAATTATTTCTTTAACTTAAAAAGGACCACCGAGTTTTTTGGCACCGGCATTAGCAATTGTTCGCGTGGAGTTTTGACCCGCGGGTGATAATAAGAATAAGGTTAAACCTATGATAACAATGCATATCATTAACACACAAGCTATTAACGCGTATTTTATGGGTCCGGTTATACCTTCAAAAAATTTAGCGATGATATCCGCGAGACCTTTATTTTCTGTTTTTTGCGATGCATCTAAATTGGATTTAAAATTATTTATTGTTTTGTTTTCAATGAGTGCATCTGTAAGTGATGTCATGATAGCTTTTGTAGCAATTTTTTCTGTTATCTCTTGGGCAAAATTAATCTCGTAACCCAGACAATCTAAATCACCACCTACATTTAAGCCTTCATCTTGGATGTTTACATAGCTGGATATAACTTCGGATAAGTTTTTTGTCGTGATAGTTGTATCGACGACATTTTCAATTGCCATATTAATTTCCTGTTTAACATCCTGTTCATCCCCAAACTGTAGATTACCAGCTTCCGTGGCTTTTTCTATTGCTGCCTGTGCACCAGCCTGCATTTCGGTTGTTATTTCATTTTTCATGGCTAAAACAGTTTCGGGTATCATTGATACATCGATCTGTTTGTTCGACGATATTTTCTGACTTGCACTAAACGGACACCCTATCATCCCTCCTTTTACATTTAGAGTTATAGTCTGAATATTTGCAGAGCTCTGACTCACTTTTTGTGTATTCGTAGTGATTTGTTCGTATATACTTTTATTTACAGCGGAAAGATTGAAAATTTGTTCGATAGTCTGACTTCCACCTCCTCCCATGTTTTATATTTCCCTGAGAAAAAAAACTAAATGTATAACAGTATAATGTCTGGTAATAAGACCATTAAATTTTCGAAGAGTAACATCGATTGGTCGAAATGGGAAAAGACTAAGGATATGAACCCAAATGAAGTAGGTGTACGTATATATAATTGTATAAAGAATCACAACCCCGATAATTTAGATCCAAACTGTACGTGTGTTTATTTAGCAGAAGAATACGATGGTACTGAAATAACAGCACAACATATAGTGGGTTTATATGCGTCTCAGTGTAAAGACGCGTTTAAATGGGACGAAATAGTGAACAATTTTTGTAAAGTCGATCCCAATAATTTTAAATCGTCGACGGGTAAACCAGGAGACTCATGTGCTGCACGAGATAGTGATGGTACGATGCGTTTGAACTATTGTAAACTCGAAGATAAGATTAAAAGTGATGGCGAGTGTACAAAAACAAAAATGGGCGAAGATAAGTACCACGAGGTGGCGAAAGCGTATTGTGATGCGAACCCAACGGATATGTGGTGTGAATGTTATAACGTTTTAAACAAAGTCTGTGAAAAAAACATGAACGCGTACGGGTGTGATAAAGCGTATGGCGATTTAGAAAAGAATAAAAACGCTTTTGGGATATGTAACGCAAACCATAAATTTGATTGTGTGGACGAAGACGATACGTCTAAAGGTGTTATAGGATATAAAATTTTAAAAGATGTTAAACACTGTAGACCTCGTGTATGCGACGATGGGTATATACCGAAAGATTCGACGAAAGGGTGTGAAGATAAATACTTTATATGTGACGATTATTTAGACGTTCGAACCATGACTAATGACGAAATTATAGTAAAGTGTAATTACGGCAGAGATAAAACACCCGATTGGATGAAAGAACCCGGTCGAAGTGGATCTACGGCAGCTGAGCGTGCAAAACGGAGGTACCCACCGTTTAATAAACCACCGTGGAACAAACTTCCCATAACACAGTGGCCTAGAACGTTTAGGTGGGTGGACCCGAACGTTCGGTACATAACACAATATTCGGTATCATCCTTATTGTCGTGTATACTGTGTATATTCATGGTAATGTTATTAAGTAAGTAAACGATAAAAAAATGTTACGGTATATTAAATGAAGAAATTCTTTACCAGGCGAAACGTAACAATTATTTTAGCAATTACGCTTGTCGTATACGTCATGTATTCGTATAAGGGTCGCGAAATGAGTGAAGGTGATAAAACAAAGGTTCGCCAGTACCTCATTGAACATGTGGACTCTATCAGTACAATGCCGTTTCTCGTGTACGGCGAATTTAAAAAAGTTACGAGTGATGAAAATACACTCCGTGAAGTTTTGTTGGCGGCTAAGGCGGGTGACATTGATAAACTGAACGAAATTCTCGACGGTTTATAAAAAATATCAGTACAGATTAGTAATAATGGTTACTTTTAAAGTACCGAGCATTAAAATTAAACTACCGAGCTTTAATACTGGTCCATGTAAACTTCATTTATATGATCATTTAAATTATGGTGGTCATCTCGCCACGTTTACTGAATCAGCATATAATGGAAATCCTAATTCAAATGATAGAGATGCATCTGGTATAGTATTAGGTGACTGTAAAAATACAACGTGGTTAGGATTTGAACACCCAGGTGAGTCTGGTTATGCGTGGCTTCTGGGTGAAGGTGATAGTATTCCGAACTTTAGAGATGCGACAGGTGAAAAATGTGATGTTGAACAACATCGATTTTACAAATTTCATGATCAAAACAATAGTATAAAAAAGATAGTTATACCTACGGAGAATGTAAATGACGGTCGAATGCGAGAAGATATTAAGATATACGCGAAACGTCGTGATACAAGACAGTGTGAGTGGGCGACATACCCAGTTATAAAAAAAACATCAGATGGTCAATTTAGCGCAAATGATAATGATCAGTGGTTAGTTGGTCATAATGATAAAAAAGGACAACCATGTCCGGGGGGTACTGCATATTGGAAAGGATTTCAGAAAGTGTCTTGTGTATATGATGTTAAATCGGGTCCAAAATTGGGTCGTCTACAGACTTTACATGGTGAAATAAAGAATTCCTTTTCAGGTGATCCTAGGAAAGCCATGTACACTAATATAGTAAACAGATATTGTAATTCGGCAGAACGTTTAAACGATGTAATATCTTCGGACACGTCTAATAACAAGTGTAGAGATGTTGTAAATTCTACAAGTTTAGCAAAAGAATATTGTAAAATTGGTGATAACATAGCAACGGATAATACTTTTTGTACCAAAGAAGAATTGGGTACCGATATTTATAACGAACTCGCCGAAACTTATTGCAAAAACAACCCCGGTAAGGATTTTTGTGGGTGTTATAACGTCACACAACCCGGTTTGTGTAAACAATCACCAAATTTACCCGGGTGTAAAACAGTAAAACCTGTTTGGGATAAGATAACATCTTCTTTAGACGAAGGGGATATAGCCCAGTTTGAAGGTATGCAACCGTGTTATGGATCTGTGTGTACCGGTAACGTTTACCAACCAACAGGTTGGGACGTAACTTGTAATAGGGATATAAGTATTTGTAAAGCCGATTTTGATATCGGTGGTGATCTAGTAGGAAGTAAGATTAGTTTGAAACAAGACTGTGGTAAAGAAGGTAGTAATGGTAAAACTACTACCGAAAACGAAAACAAAAACAAAAACAAAGACGGGGACGACGACGAAGAAAAGAGTTTAATTGAAAAGCTGTTTAAATTCGAGGAAGATAAGGATAAAAAACTTACGGAAAAACAATCGACCAAGATTTTCGGTACGGTTTCTTTGGTATCGTCTTGTTGTGTGTGTATGACCGCTCTAGTATTACTTACTTAAAGAAAAAAAGTAAATTTAAATTTAAATTTAAATTTAAATTATGAATGTGTATGATGAAAATACACTCCGTGAAGTTTTGTTGGCGGCTAAGGCGGGTGACATTGATAAACTGAACGAAATTCTCGACGGTTTATAAAAAATATCAGTGTATATAAATGAAAATGAATTATACAAAAACTTTACTTATTTATGTAATTGTATTAATATCATTTTTTTACATATTCAGGAATATAGAAATGTATGACGACCCATGGGTAAAAACTCATGATTGGTCTAAGCAATCCCCTTCGACAAGTGAAGGATGGGAAGAAGGTATAGAATATTTAGATCGACACCCAGTAGATTGTTCTAGAAAAGGTATAAGAGGGTTTGATGTTAATCAAATTGCTAAACATCAACATTTTGATTATGATTGTGCAGGAGGCACAGAGTCGGATGATTTCACTATTAATACAAATCAAGGTAGTGAGTGTAGTTACTTATCATGTTATCCAAACGCGTTTCCTATAGATTGCGGACACTACCCACTAACTTATTTTAAATATACACGTGATGGATATGGACGTAATGGTCATGAGTATAAGTGTGGTACTAAACCAACTACTGGTCAGTGTAGAAATATAGAGAATGCTTATACAGAAGCACATAAAAATCATACTGAATGGTTATCATTACAAGAACCATTAGAGTGTAATAGTAATGAAGTTTTAACACGTGTAGATTATCAGTATAGTAATGGAACTGGTAGGTATAAAGGTCGGTGTTGTAAAAAATAAAAAAAATATAATGTAATATTAAGATGGTATATTATTTTGATACCCAAACTTCGTCTGGTATAAAAGATTTTGCTTCTAAATTATCAGGGTATAGTCATAACGGTTATATTACGTTATGGACAAATGCTAAAAATGATTATTGTAGTGATTTTTCGCATTATTTGGATAAAGTCAGGGGAGAAGAAACATGTAAATCTCTAGATGAACATGGTAAGCTTATTAAAGAATATTGTGGCTTACGTGATAATATAACTAAAACTGAATGCGGTAAAAATAGTTTGAAAGACTATGGTCATTTAGATATTTATAACGAACTCGCCGAAACTTATTGCAAAAACAACCCCGGTAATGATTTTTGTGGGTGTTATAACGTCACACAACCCGGTTTGTGTAAACAATCACCAAATTTACCCGGGTGTAAAATAGTAAAACCTGTTTGGGATAAGATAACAACTTCTTTAGACGAAGGGGATATAGCCCAGTTTGAAGGTATGCAACCGTGTTATGGATCTGTGTGTACCGGTAACGTTTACCAACCAACGGGTTGGGACGTAAATTGTAATAGGGATATAAGTATTTGTAAAGCCGATTTTGATATCGGTGGTGATCTAGTAGGGAGTAAGATTACTTTGAAACAAGACTGTGGTAAAGAAGGTAGTAATGGTAAAACTACTACCGAAAACGAAAACAAAAACAAAAACAAAAACAAAGACGGGGACGACGACGAAGAAAAGAGTTTAATTGAAAAGCTGTTTAAATTCGAGGAAGATAAGGATAAAAAACTTACGGAAAAACAATCGACCAAGATT